CAACAACGCATTACTGTATAAACTGAAAGAACGCGGCAATCAGAAATTATTTTCTGGCGGCAACGTCATTCTTCAGGAAGTAATGTACAACGACCCCACGACTGAAAACGCTGGCTCGTATTCTGGGTATGACATTCTCGACATTACCCCGAACAGCCCGATTAGTTCGGCTCAGTTTGACATCAAGCAATACGCTGCTGCTGTCTCTATGTCTGGCCTGGAAATGCTGCAAAACAGCGGCAAAGAACAGATCATTGACCTGTTAGAAGGCCGCATTCAGGTTGCTGAAGCCCAACTGATTAACGACATTTCTGCTGGCACTTACTCGGACGGCACGGGTAACGGCGGTAAGGATATCACTGGTCTGGCTCTGGCTGTTTCTGCCTCGCCCAGTTCTGGTACTTACGGCGGCATTAACCGTACCAACTTCTCGTTCTGGCGTAACGTGGCTTTTGATGCTACTACCGACGGCGGCGCTGCTGCTTCGGTTGCTAACATTCAATCGTACATGAACCGGGTTGCCGTTCAGTTGGTGCGCGGTGCAGATCGCCCGGATATCATCGTGGCTGGCAATAACTACTACCGTTTCTATCTGGAATCGCTGCAAGCAATTCAGCGTATCACTTCTGAAACGTCCGCCGGTGCCGGTTTCACTAGCCTGAAATACTTCGGTGCTGGCTTTAACTGCGATGTATATCTGGATGGTGGTATTGGTGGTCAATTGAACACCAACCGCATGTACTTCCTGAATACTAAATATCTGTTCTTCCGTCCGCACCGTGATCGTAACTTTGTGCCTATTGGTGGCGACCGTATGTCGGTCAACCAAGACTCAATGATTCGACTGATTGGTTGGGCGGGTAACTTGACCAGTTCCGGTCCTCGCTTCCAAGGCGTTCTGACTGACTAATTTTGAAAGGATACTAAAATGGCTGCACCTTTTTCCGTAGCCCCAATTTCGGGGTGTGATTTGAATACCATTACTCTGGCCGCTGATGTTGGCCCCGCTTCCGGTGCAGAAGATGCGCCGCAGTTGGGCACTCAGGTGTTTGGTTCTGATGGTCGTCGCTATGTTTATGGCCAAGCTAACGCCGTCATTACCGCTGCGACAGCAGTATGTACCGTCAACGCTACCACGTTCCTAGTGACTGCAACTGGCGGTTCTTACCGCTCACCTGCGGTTGCTATGGCTTCTGGTGATCGTGGCTGGTTCTCTGCTGCTTCTGTCTAAGGAGTAACGTATGAGCTACCCTTCACGGTGTATGGGTGTCGGAATGGCTGCTGCACTTACCGAACAGGTGTGTGGCGACATTCAGGACAACGTGACCGCCGCGGGTTCAACTCAAGGCACGGCAACTCTGGTAACTGGCGCTCATGTCATAGTAACGACAGCGGCAGCCAGTACTGGAGTTATTTTGCCCCCGGCTGAACCTGGTGCAGAAGTCACTGTTAAAAACCTTGGCGCTAACGCTCTCAACATTTACCCGGCAACTGGCGGTGCTATTAATGCACTGTCAGCTAACGCCGCGTTTTCTGTTGCGGCTGCTGGTCAGGCGAGATTGTTGGGACGTAATAGTCTTAACTGGGTCACTTACTGAGTGGGCAGGGGCATTTGCCCCTGTTTAATTTTGAGCGGAGAAGATATGAGCAATCCTCAGTCTAGTTTTGTCGAGTTTTTCATGGAATCTGTTGAATTGAAGTCGGAAAGCGAAAAAGCTGGCCGACCGATTTACAAAGAAATTCCATTTATTCGGATTCAACACCCCGGCGATCGTTTGAATGTTTTAGAAGTAAAAGCAGACGCACACTACAAGCAGAGGTATGCAAAACAATGGCGTGAGTTTGAGGCAGGTATGGCGGGGGAAGTGATTGGAACGGTTTTAAGTCAGTGGCCGCAGATCACAAAGTCGCAATGCAAAGAAGCCGAGTATTTTGGTATTAGAACTGTAGAAAATCTGGCCGAAGTGAACGATGGCGCATTACAGCGCATGGGCATGGGCTGGATGGAATTGAGAAAGAAAGCGCGGGATTATCTAGCGGCAGCGGCAGGAAATGCGCCTATTAACGCACTGCAAGCTGAAAACGAGCGATTACGTAATGAATTTGAAGCGCTTAAAGCCTCGTTAGAAAACCCGGAAGTGAAACGCGGAAGACCACGCAAAGAACCTGAAATCGTCGAGGGCTAATCATGAATTACACCCTGTTGGAGCTAGTGCAGCAGGTTACTGGTGAACTGGGTGTAAGCCGCCCGACATTGGTTATCGGGAACAATGACCCGCAGATCATACAACTACTCGCCTTGGTCAACCGACTAGGGCGAGACCTTTCCACACAGGGCGAGTGGCAAAGGCTGAATACAGAATACAGTTTTACTACGGTTCAGGGGCAAACACAATACGCCCTACCGAGTGACTGGGGCAGACAAATACCCCAGACCGAATGGGATAGAACGTCACAATGGCCGCTCATAGGGCCTGCAACCACTCAAGAATGGCAGATTTATAAATCAGCGATTATCAGCGATGGCCCAAACCTTCGCTTCAGAATTGCTAACAACTTCCTAGAGGTTGACCCGCCCACGGGTGGATTGAACCTGTCTTTTTACTACATTTCAAAAAACTGGATTGATGCAGGTGGCGGGGTTACTCGCAAAACCTACGCAGCCGACACTGACCGAGCGATATTTGACGATTCGCTGATGGTTTTAGGTCTAAAAGTACAGTGGAAAGCCTCTAAAGGACTTGACCCTGGCTTAGACTTGCCGGAATTTAGAAACATGCTCGACACGATTAAAGCACAGGACAAGTCGGCACCAAAACTTACACTCGGCGGTTTGCCACGTAATATATTGCTGACTGAGTGGAACATACAAGACGGCAATTTTCCCGGTTAATTATGGCAACAGCACGAGCTACCTCAATACCTGCCCCGGTTGGCGGTCTTAATGACCGAGACAGCATTGCTGATATGAAACCGCAATATGCGCTCATACTAGATAACTGGTGGCCGTACCCTTCCTATGTAGGGGTAAGAAAAGGCAGCACTAACCACGTTACAGGTTTTGCAAACGCAGTACAAACGCTGGTGGAGTATTTGCCGACAAGTGGCGGGGCAAAACTGTTCGCCGCAGCGGGTACGGGTATTTTCGACGTAACTACAGCCGGAGCGGTAGGCGCGGCAGTCGTGACCGGGCAGACTTCAGCACAATGGCAACACGCTAACGTGACTACTGCGGGTGGGTCTTTTCTGTACCTAGTGAACGGACAAGACAGACCCCAACTATTTAACGGCACGACATGGACGGCAATAGATGGAACGTCAACGCCTTCAATAACCGGAGTGACGACAACTAACCTGGTGCATGTGTGCGTGTTTAAGTCACGGCTGTATTTTGTGGTCAAAAACAGCATGCAGGTGGTATTTCTGCCCGTTGGACAAGTAGGTGGGGCAGTGGGTACGTTGGATATGAGCGCCATTTTCCGCGATGGCGGGTCGATTATGGCCTGCTATACATGGACGGTGGACGCTGGCGCGGGTGCTGATGACCATTTCGTTGTAATCTCGACAATGGGCGAAGTGGCTATTTACAGAGGCAGCAACCCAGGCGCGGGTGGTGATTTTTCGATAGTTGGGGTGTTTCAGTTAGGTAAGCCTTTAGGCCGTCGATGTGCTGAAAAATACGGCGGTGACTTGGCAGTCAACACTACAGAGGGCGTTTATCCGTTGGGGCGCGGTCTTTTGTCAGCAAGTGTCGATAGAACAGTAGCCCTGACTGACAAGATACAGAATAGCGTATCTATTGCAGCGAACTCCTACGGCTCGTCGTTTGGGTGGCAACTGACACTCTACCCTGACGCAAACATGATGCTATTGAACGTACCGAACCCCGGCGGGAATTATCAGTACGCACAAAACACGATTACGGGCGCATGGACTAAGTTTGTTGGCTGGAACGCTAACGTACTACTACATGCCTCGACGGGACTGTACTACGCAGACAATACGCGGGTTTATAAGGCATGGGTGGGCGACTTAGACAACACAACACCTATACAAGCCGACTGCTTACCTGCCTTTAATTACTTCGGTAACAAAGCCTTCAATAAGTATTTCACGATGGTCAGGCCGTACATTTTAACGACTGGCAGCCCTTCGGTACTTTACGGACTGAACACTGATTACCTAGCCCAAGATGCTCAAGGTACATTGAGTTTCACGCCGCCTACGGGTATGGTGTGGAGTTCGATGGTATGGGGGTCGATGGTTTGGGGTGGCGGGTTAAGACCGATTACGGGATGGAATACAGTAGGTGCGGTGGCAAATAGCGCATCGTTAAGGTTGAAAGTACAGAATAACGGCTCTGAGGTTAGGTTTCATAATGTCGATTATCTTTTCCAGTCGTCCAACTCTGTTCTTTGATGCTGAAGTTATAGGACCGTGGGTGTTTGAACGTGCGGGTGGGACTTGGCTACCAGGACGGGCTACTGCGATAGGGCAAATGAAAGACGGGAAGATAAATGCTGGTGTTTTATACGAAGAATGGAACGGGGCGAATTTGTTTTGTCATATTGCTGGTGAAGGGAACTGGGCAAACAGAAGATTTTTGTCGGTGATTTACGATTACCCGTTTAACCATGTTGGGGCAAAACGGATAACCGCAAGCGTAAATTCAAACAATGAACAAGCGATAAAACTTAACATAAAAATGGGATTTAAGTTAGAATGTACTCTGACGCAGGCAACCCCTGACGGCGACATTCTATTGTTCCGAATGTTTCGGGATGAATGTAAGTATTTGAGGGGTAAATATGCGTTATCTAACTGATTTTCCTGACCTTCCAATCATGGCATTTAGAAAAAGGCCGGATGGTCGGATTGCAACTTTAGAAGGCGGGAAAGGCTCTGCACCACCGCCACCCGATTACGAATCAGCCGCAAAAGAAACAGCACGCGGCAACCTAGAAGCTACCCGCGCAGCAGTTCGTGCAAATCGAATAAACCAATATACACCCTATGGGAAATTGACGTACCGACAAAACCCGGTAGGCGGAAAAATTAACTATGATGCTTACAACAAAGCATTGCAATCGTATAATCAAAGTCGTTTTCCGGCTAATACAAAAAATGACGTGATTGGCGGGACAGAGTACAGCGCAAGGTACGGCCGGACCAGACCCGGCGGCGCAACGAGTGTAGCGGAACAACAAGGACAGTTTCAAGGAATTGCTCCAAAGCTAGAAGACTTCATGGAATACGACCCAGATTCAGGCTGGGAGCAAACAATGGAGCTTACGCCTGAAGCACAGTCAGCACTTGACCAACAACTAGCCCTGAACCGTAAATATGGCGAAGTGGCTAATTTAGGCTTTGATCGGGTTCGCTCGATATTTGAAAACCCGGAGCTTGACGTTGGCGCTTTACCTAAACGAGCAATTGACGTAGGCCAGACCGCGCAAGAAGCGTTATTGGCCAGACTTAACCCGCAGCTACAGTCACAAGAAGAAGCAACACGGCAACGGTTAGCAAACACTGGCATTGGACTAGGCTCAGATGCTTTCTCGCGTGAGATGGCAATACAAGGCCAGCAAGCTAACGACTTGAGACTGCAGGCCGCCTTACAAGGGATAAACCTTGACCAGGCTAACCGCGCTGCTGCACTGCAAGAACAAGCCTACCTACAAGACAGACCGCTTAACCTGATAAATGCCCTACGTGCTGGAAACCAAGTAACCGCACCGCAGTTTCAACAGTTTGCACAACAGGCAACCACGCAGGGACCTGATTTGCTAGGTGCAACAAACGCACAGTACAACGCACAAATGAACGCATACAACGCTGACCAAGCCGCAGGTAGTGGGATGATGGGAGGATTGTTTGGCTTAGGCATGGGTTTGGCTGGACTTCCTGTAGCGGGTGGCGGTTCTTTGCTTGGTAATTTTATAGGGAAAAGATAAATGCGAGACTTTGACCTAGAACAGCAGCTAATAGACGCAAGACGCAGACGCTACGGCGAACAAGCCCAAGCGCAAGCCCCACAAGGCAGAATGGTGGGGGGTAGATTTGTTGCGCCCCATGCGCTTGAGTATTTAGCTGCTGGACTACGTGGCTTTGGTGGTATTCGTGGTCAACAAATGGCAGAAGATGAGCTAAGACAGCTACAAACTACACGACAGCAAGCTGTAGCCGATGCCTTGCGTGGGTTTAATGAAAACATGCAAGGAACACCGGAGCAGGTTATACCAAACCTTACGCCAGTGGACGACGAAGGCAACCCAATGCCGCAAGCGATTAAACCCGCCCAACCGCAAAATATACCCGCAGCGTTTCGCGCACTAAGCACTTCGCCTGATGCTGCAATGCGTCAGTTTGCCCAACAGGGTGCGATGCAATTTGCACAAAAAGCCGCAGAAAAGCGTCAAGCAGAACAAGACAGACAGCGTTTGATGGGCATTTTGCAAAACAGTACCCCGCAACAAGCTATAGCCGCTGGTGTTCCTGTTGATTTAGTAAAAAGCTACTATGAATCGCCGAACATTGGACGGCAAAAGGTGCAGTTTATTAAAACGCCAAGCGGTGATATGGTTCCGCGCACTGAATTTGGCGATGTTCCGCAAAATGTTTCTGAAATTAGAAACACTGGCAACGTATTCAGCGATTTATTGATTAGAGACCCTGTTACAGGGCAAATAGTGCCGAATGAGCCTTTGGTTGGCGCGAAAGGCAGAATTGCCGAACGTGGTGCTGCACGTAGCAATGTAACATTAAATATGCCGGACAAGAAATTTTATGAAGGGTTAGGTACTGCTATTTCTGGTCAAATAGAACAAGGATTTACGCAAGCACAAAGTGCCGTACAAACACTTAATAATGCTAATCAAATAGCTCAAGCCTTAGACAAGGCAATAGTAGGTCCGTTGGCTAATCAAAGGCTTGCGTTAGCGCAAATTGGGCAGGTTTTAGGTGTTGGTGGGAAAAACAATGTAGAAGTTTTGCAAAATACCAGAAACGTAATACAGGGTTTGGCTAGACAGGAACTATCAGCGGCAGGTCAAATGAAAGGACAAGGGCAAATAACAGAATCAGAAAGGGCTATTTTACGTAAAGCTGAAGCTGGCCAGATAAATGAATTCACAAAACCTGAATTGAATGAGTTTATTTCTGCAATACGTAAAACCGCAAATTACAGAATAGCATCACACAAAAGAAACATTGAAAGATTAAAAAATGACCCGCAGGCGGCGACAATATTGCCTTATTTGCAGATAGACGCTCCAAAAAACCAAGAAAATGAAATGCCGCCCGGTTTTGAGGTGATTCGATGAAAGAATACAAGGTAAAAGCCCCTGATGGTTCTATTATTCGGATTAAAGGACCGGAAAACGCCACTG